ACGCTCAGACTCTGTAGATAGCTTAGCGCCCTTTACTGTGATAATGTATCTTGGAACCGCCTTGTTTTCAAAGTAGTCTAGGTTGTACTTGCCAGCAAACTCGTTTCCAGCCATAGCATTTGAAGACGCTACAATATCTGGAATGCCATAATAGTTATTTGTTGGTGTATATTTCTTTAGGTGAATAATTTCATTTGGACGCTCTAGTCCGCCATCGATTGGATTGTCTGTTTCTTGATCTCCGAAGTTACGGAAGAATACAGCCTTTCCATAAAGCAGTTGAATAAAGCCGTCACGCAAGCGGCGCACACGCATAGTCTTTGCTGGTATATGTCCAATATATCCAATTTTCCCAGCAGAGGTTCTACCAATTTCAAGGTATCCGTTTCCAGTAGCCTCTACATCTGTGTAGGCCTTAATTAAAGTTTCTGTAAATGTTTCTTCTTCGTTACATTCCTCTAGCCAATCATAAAGATCTTGACGTAGTCTATTCAGTTTTCTACGTGCTCTATCTAACTGCTTATCATCTGTAATGTTATCGAATGCTTCTTGTGTCTTTCTTGTCTCAACAAAATCGTGTCCAAGACCTACAATGTTAGAAACCTTTGCATTAATTGCTGCATAGTTATATGGGGAAATTTCGTAAATGGTAGAAAGATAATCTAAGTTATATGGTGGCTCAATAAGGTCAAACATTGCATAGCCAGTAATGGCTTGTGCAAGTAGGTTTTGTTGTGTTTCTGTTCCTTCGATTCCCTGGAATCTTTTTTGTAGTTCTCTATTCATCTTTCGGCGGAATGATGAGCCTAGACCTGAAACCTTAGTTAAATCTTCGCCTTCAATCTTAAACGGATCTGTTGTTGTTGACTCTACTGGAGTATTAAATTTCATCCAGTCCGCAACGTTAGATATACTAACCTCATTAGAGTTATCTTCTTCTTCGTATCTAATCATTATTGCCCCTCTGCTCTTATGCCTTTAAGCTCATCTTTATAGTTTCCAATATCCAAAGGATCTGGGACTAATCCCCACTTGAGTCTTTGGTGTTGTTCTTCAAATTCTTCATCGGTAATTTTTCGTCTTGCTGAAAGAAATTTAGGCCCGCCCTCATATATACCATATGAGCGAACTTCTCTAGCCAAAGCATCGATTCTGGATCTATTTCCTTTTTTGGACGTGACTGAAAGAAAGTTGCCATCGTCATCTCCTATCCAGCGTCCGTCTGGCATTTCCCAAACGTAGATCCCTAGTGGGGATTCCTCTATGATCTGCTGCTTTATACCTTTAATTTCCATAGGCTTTTATTTTACCATTGTTTATAGATTAAGTCCAGCTTTTTGTCAATGGAAGTGACAAATTATACGCTTTGTAGCACAACCCAGTCATCATTATAAGATTCAACGGCATTTTCTGTCAGGTTAAATGACGTTTCCGTGATCGAAGATGCTGGCCTTCCAGTATAAATCTTAAAATGTGTATTTACTAAGGACTGAGTTAACTCCTTTTCGTATATAGCCACATTCTTATATAGGTTACTTGGACCCCCAGTAGTCTCATAATTAAATTTAATTAAACCAGTTACTGGCTGGGTAAATACAATTACAATATGATGAGGCTCCTCAGCGTTTAAATAATTAGATATATTCGTTTGATTAGATACGTCTACGCCATTTACATATATCTTGGCTATATTGGCCTTAGAGACCGCTCCAGAGCCGTTCCAGGCCAGTCTGGTGGTAGAAGGGTCGGAAGCGTAGATAAGGGTGTTAGAAGCCAACGTAAGGGGCGTAAAGAACATCTCTAGGGACTTAACAGAACTTAATGTATTTAAATCAAATCCAGCTCCATTTGTTGTCCTTAATCCATTATTATAATTTCTAGATAAGACAGGATAATTTATCGATCCAAGGGCATAGTCTGACGATGAGGTTATTTTATCCCCTGAATTATTTGCAAATAGGGTCTTGTCTCTATAAAATGAAATTTTAAAAAATGATAGTCTTGGATAATATTTGCTTGTGTCTGAGCTGGTCATGGTTATTCTAATATATAGTTTTCCGCTATTGCTAAAGGAACCTCTTTTATATTGTGGGATTGCCGCTCCATTTGTGCAGGGAAGGAAAGTAATATTATCTATGCTTGTTTCTACCGCCACCCCAATATCGTCTCGCCACTCGACTTTAGATGTTGATAGGTCTAATTCAGTCGGAATTGCAACAAAATCATTTACCACAAAGGTTCTTGCTTGTACTGCATCTGTTTCTGTAAAACCTATATATTGATCTTCAATATCATAATATGTGTAATCATCTAACAAGTCTACCCATCGCTTATCTTGTGGATAAGAATATGTAAAAGAAACTTTTTTGTTAGCATCTGTTAAAGCAAAGAGTGTGCCCTGTTCTGGATAAACTACTTGAATTGCTGGATATGAAACTACTCCTGATAGATAGTGTCTTTTTATAGATTGTGCTGGCAGAGTGTATCTATATACTGCTGGAGCATCTACAATAAATGTATCTCCAGAAACTGTAGTAGGCCCAATCTGTAGGAATAAAGATGTATTTGTAAATTTAAAAGACTCTAGGTCTTTGCTTATTGCTGGTTCTCCATCTATATACAAAGATATAGACTTGGAGTTATATGTGCCTACAACGTGATGAGTTCTTTTTGAATATCTTACACGGTATCTAATTTCTTCCGTTGCTGATACCTTAAATATAACATCGCCGTTTTCCCAGAATATGCCGATATTATTTGTTGTGTCTCCAAATATTCTAACTACTGAATTTGATTCTATGGAAGGGCTAAACCAGACTTCCATTGTAAAGTCGCTATCAGCATTATATTTAGTACCAAAAGCTGACTCTACGATTTTTGAATAGTAGTCTTTTGTTATTGGAACTGTTATATATGCAGTAGTTGTTATATTTGTTCCTGATATCCCGCCTGAAACTAAAGGTAATATATTTGATACTGGAGAGCCTACATATGTAGCATTATTTCCACAGCCCGATTTATCTGATGCTGTTGTGCCAGAAGACTCATCAAGTGGCCAGAAGCCAAGCGGGTAGTCTTTGATTACTTTTAGTTGGTAGCTCATAATTTTATTATACTATTAAAATGTAATTGTGCCAGTGCCTGCTGTGAACCGATAAACTCTATATCCTGCACGTGTTGGTTGATCATAGGTTAATCCACCAGATATTGTAGGGGCTACAACGTTATCTGGGTAAGCAATAATAATTACTCCATCGCTACCAGTTCCACCAATATAACTTGGCTGGTCGTTATCTCCACCGCCTCCGCCGCCGCCTGAACCACGGTTTGCAGGGCTTGCATTGCTTCCATTTCCAGTACCGACTGTACCATTTCCTCCAATACCACTTCCACCAATGCCTGCTGTATAATTACTTCTTACGCCACCTCCACCTCCAGCTGCATAAAATAATGAAGTTCCAGTAATTGAATTTGCTGTTCCAGCTCCTCCGTTGCCACCAAAACCTTGCGCTGGTGTGCTAGGAGTTCCTGCTGATCCTCCACCGCCACCTCCGCCAAAAGAAAGGTTATTGCCGCCAGCATTTTCTGATGATCCACCAGCGTTACCTTGTCCAGATACTCCAGTTCCAGGTGATATAATGTAGTTTCCTCCACCGCCCGAACCTCCACTAGCATTACTGCTAGTTCCACCACTTTGATTGCTTACGCCGCCTCCGCCGCCAAGTGCTGTTATTGTTGTAAATCCGCTACCAGAAATAATAGAATTTGTTCCTTTATTTCCAGTCGTTGGCGTAGTGTGTCCCCCAGTGCGAGTTAACCCAGTTCCACCAGTACCAATAGTTAGTGTATAAGCTGTTCCAGGAACAAATGATGTTGATGCATTATATAAATATCCACCAGCTCCTCCACCGCCTCCGCCAGTTGTATTACCGTTAGAGCCACCGCCGCCTCCGCCTGCAACCACTAATGTTTCTGCTGTTGAAATAGCAAGGAATGTGTTTGATGTAATGCTAAATGTTCTTGGTATTGTATTTACTCCATCACTTGCATTAATTGTAAAGGTATATGTTGTATTAGAAGCAATATCTGGAAGAGTTCCTGAAATTACTCCAGTTGAAGAATTTAATGTAACTCCTGAAGGTAATGATGAACCTGACGCAAGTGCATATGTAACCGTAGAGTCTGAATCTGTGGAAGATAATGCTGATAAAGTAATGCTGACCTGCTCTGTAAATGTTCCTAACGATCCACTTGAAGTAACCCATATTGGACTAGCATTTACATATAATGCATCTGGAATTAATCCAAATAAATTTGAAGGGTTTGTTACTTTAATATCATAAGGCTCATTGGCATTTGATAATCCTGTGAACACTGCTGTTAATTGTACTAGTGAATTATAAGTTGTAGATTGTGCTTGAACCTCAACGCCATTTGTGCCAATTGCTGATGCAATTGCACCTGTAGCAAAATTAGTACCTACAATTGTAATGGTTCCTGAATTTGTTGCTTCAGAATAATTTCCTGTAATTGAAGCCACTCCTGGAACCTCTTGAATAATATTTTGCCAGCCAGAAGACTGTGTGTACAACTCTAATCTGGAAGCTTCACCATTTGAGTATAATTGGCCTAGTCCTGGATTAGCAGGACGCCCTGCAGTATTACCAAACGGAATACCTGAACCTGATGATTTCTTAATAGCCATTATATGAAACTCCATCCTAGCGTTGTGCCTGTATAAATTAGTGTAGTTACTGATTGATTTACATCTATTATAGCATCTTCTGTTAATCCATTAATCTTATTGCCGTTTCTTGCTACGGTTATATTATTTGTTCCCGCCGATCCTGTTGCATCAAAGATAATAATTTCTTGGCCAAGTGTTGGGCTTGCAGGAAGTGTTAATGTTCTTGCTGCTGTTGTATCTACAAAGTATCTGCGTCCCGCAACTAATGTTGTGTTTGCAGAGATTGCTAGGTTTACCTCTTGCTTATATGAACCAAGGGCGGAATTAAGGGCAGCGGTATCTACATAGTCTCCTGGAAGGGCTGCTTGAACTCCAACCTCAACCCATTCAGTTCCGCTCCATACTCTTATTACTTTAGCCATTTATAATCTCCCAACTTAACAAATCTTCATTCCATGAATACACTTCCCCATCATTTGGCATAGGTTCTGGTGCCTGCCAATCATGATTACTATCTAAAGACCAGGAAGGGTAAGGCTGTGGGGCAATAAAAACATCTGCTTCTGCATTATAAAAAAATCCTACTCCACAATATTGTTTTCTAAAATTTCCATTATATGACGTTTGCTTCCAGTTAGAATATCCGCCTGACCATTCAGTTAAAAATTGAATTCCAGATGCTTCTTCATTATTGCTATCAAGCACTTCGTTATTTACAACATGAACTTCAAGTACAATGTTGTTGTCATCTAGTTTTGCAAAATGTGCCATTAGAAAGTTATGCTCCCGTTTCCTGTAAATTTATAAATATAGTAAGATCCTGAAGTTGTCGCAACTGGAGAACCTGTTGTAGATACCGCTGCTTGTAAAGCACGAAGTATTACTACTCCTGAGCCACCAGAACCTCCGTCGGGTTCGTGAGAGTCTCCCCCACCGCCGCCTCCGCCACCTAAATTATCAGTACCATTTCCACCAGCGTTTTGGCCAGAAGCACCATTACCACCGCCGCCTGATCCGCCACTTGAACCATTACTATTCCAACTTCCTCCACCACCACCTGCGTAGGTAATTGATGAGCCTGTAATAGAAACGGCTAGACCATTTCCGCCACTTGTTGGTGTACTTCCATTAGTAGTATTTACGCCAGCAGAGCCTGCTCCACCGCCACCTGGAGAAGACAATCCATCACCTGTAGTTCCAGCATCATAACCTTGCCCAGCAGTTCCTAATCCATTAAATGCACCAGAACGATTTCCTCTTGCAGCACCACCACAACCACCAGTTGTTCCGTTATTCTGGCTGCCATTACCACCGCTACCACCTGCTCCGCCACCAAGGGATGTTACTGTTGTTATTCCAGAACCACTAATTGATGAATTTACACCGTTGCTTCCTTTTACACCACTATTAAGTGCACCAGGACCTCCTGCACCAACATTTATGGTATACACACTACCAGGAGTAATCTGTAAAGCAGATTCTAAAGTTGCATTTCTTCCAGTTGCTGTAACTGTAGAACGCAAACCTCCAGCACCTCCGCCTCCGCCATTTTCAGCACCTCCACCGCCTCCGCCTGCAACAACTAGATAATCAACGGTTATGCTACTTGATGGTGTAGCGCTGTTACTTGCGCTTGATAATTGTGACATTCCATTAGCATTAATTGCTGCAACTTTAAATGTATATGCTGTTCCATCTGTTACAGATATTCCAGCTGAAGTTTGATTTGGAACGGTTGTTGGATTTTGTGGAACTCCATTAATAAGAGGATAAACTGAATATCCAGTAATTGCAGATCCACCAGTTGCTCCTGGTGTCCAAGAAACTGTTACAGTATTACTTCCAGCCACCGCAGTTCCAATTGTTGGAGCTTGAGGAACGGTTGTAACTGTTACTGTAGATGATGTAACTGGAGTAGATGATCCATAAAGATTTGTTGATGTTGCTGTAAAAGTATATTGTGTTGAAGACTGAAGTCCGTCAAATATTGCGTATGCTGTATTTGCTGTATATGTTGTAGTAGTTGGTGTTGATGTAATTGTATAAGTTCTTCCAGGAACTGCAGGGAATCCAAGATCTACCTCTACCGCTCCATTATTAAATGCTCTTCCAGTTCCAACATTTGTTGGCGTGACTACAAGATTAGATGGATTTGCTCCGACTTTTTCCCATCCATAAGTAGAATTATAAATTTCCATATACCCAGTAGATGTATTTGAATATACATCACCAGTAGAAGATAAAAAGTTTACTGGTCTTTGAGCTGTTGTACCAGAAGGTACTCCTTTATTTAATAATACAAAATCTTGTGTTGCAAGGCTGGCTGTATTAGCTATTCCGTGTACAGAAGTAGTAGCACTATTATGTGATGTTATTGCCGCCGCTGTTTCAGTATCAGTAGCTAAGCTATTTGCCGCTGTTAGTATATTTGCTATATCTCTAATTCTAGACATACTGAGTGCCGTTCCATACTTGTCCAGCTCTTACTCTTCCATCTGCAAAACCACCTTTGGGAGAGTTGATAGAATAGATAGAAGCTCCAACTCTCCATGCTCCCGTGTACGCAGTACTCCACTCTTTAACTAGACCACTGTTTTTTCTATAAGCCTTCACATCACCATTTGCATAAACCGAAATAACAAAAGTTTCTCCGTTGGTCCATGGGACTCCCGCAGATCCGTCTGATGTTGGGTCAAACCACGATAGGCCGTCAGTTCTATATGGATATAGCGTGTAAAATGCTCGATATCCTTGAGCATCAGTCCTTGGAATATCAGATGTTTTTCCAACACCAATCATTTTATAAGAGTTTCCATCATCACCACCATTAGAAGCTGCTTGAGCACTCCATTCAAACGAGAATGGTCCGTAGATATCAGTATTGTTATACACATTATGAGCCCATGATTCATTATTGCTTGTTTTATAAACAGAAGATGTTGTAGTTCCATTTCCTGTTATAGAATAACTTGCTCCTCCAGCAGTAGTCCATGTAAGTGGAATAAATCCTGAAATAAGTAGTGTGAATGCTTTATTTGTATAATTTCCACTAGAATCTGTTGCTCTTATTACAATAGAGTAGTTTGTTCCTGCGGTATCGTTTGAAGTTCCAGATATTAATCCACTAGATGATAAAGAAATTCCAGTAGGAAATGATCCAGATATTAATGAATATGTAATAGAGTTATCATCAGAAGCAGATAGCTGATTTGAGTATGCAACACCTGAATTTGCTGAAGAAAGTGTAGCTCCAGTATTCCACACTGGATTTAATGAGAATAGTCTGAATGTTCTATCTACAGTGTTGCCACCTGTGTCTACTGCTCTTACTAATAAATTAGTTGTATTAAAATCTGCGCCTGTATACGTACCAGATATAACTCCAGTCTCATTGTTTAATGTAATTCCTGCAGGCAATGTTCCAGAAATAATAGAGTAATCAATATCTGTTCCTTCTGTATCTGTTGCTACAAGTGTTGTCGTGTATGCAATATTCTTTGCAATTTCTGGAAGAGTTGTACCTGTTGTCCAGTTGGGCGTGGTTCCTGCCGTAATAGCATTATTTAAAATGTGAAGGCTAGATCCTGTTGGTCTTGTAACCCCTGGATTTTCTACTACAACCTTATATGTGCCAAGCTGTGTTGAAAATGTATCTGGTCTAGTTACTATTAATTGAGAGCTAGACGATCTAACAATTGACTTTGCTGGTATCTCAACACTATCTGAGCCTACAAAATATACTGCAACATTTGAAGCAAAGTTTCCACCTACAAGTGTAGTAGTGTCATCAATTGAGTTTAATGCTGTTGGAGTAACCGATGTAATAAATGCTCCCGCCGTTACTTGTGATGTAGTATTAGTTGCTGTAAATGTTGTTTTGTAGCTAAATGATAATAGGTCTCCAGAAGATCCTCCTACAACAACAATTTTATTAAAGTTTCCTGTTGCATTTAAAGATGGAGACTTTGTATATCCAACTTGATTGCCCGCTGTGTCATAGACATAAATATCATAAGATGAGTCCAGTAAAGCTGAAGCAATTGTATATGCCCCTGCAAAATACTCTTTTGTAAATGTAGCAGTAGTTACTGGCCCAGCCAATGTTACGTTAAAGTCATTTGCACCTGTTGCTGGAAGCCAGCCTGATGCTGTGTAAATCTCCTGTACGCCAAGCGTACCATTAAAATAGGTTTGCCCAATTACTGGATTAGCAGGTCTTGTTTCAGATGTACCAAATGGGGTACCGACCATTGTAGACATTCTAATATCAGTCATTATCCCACCTTCCATCCATAAGTAGAGCCAGTATAAAGCAGTGTAGTCCAGGCACCATTCATATCTATAATCAAGTTTCCAGTTCCGCCGTTGATCTTATTACCATTTCGGGCCACTGTTATATTATACGTCGAAGCGTTTCCAGATGCATCTAGTATTTGAATTTCATCATTTAATGCTGGTGTTGCTGGTAAGGTCAAAGTAAGGGCAGATGCTGATGTTACGAAATACCTCTTCTTAGCCACCAATGTAGTATTTGCTGAAATAGACAATGGGGCAACTGAAGTATTTGCAGCCAAGAGAGCATTTGTCTCTGCCTGAGTATATGTAGATACTGAATTAGCTCCAGTTACTGAAACTATTTCTACTATATCTGATACTGCCGCCGCAGATGTAAGGGTTACTGTATTTCCGCCTGATGTTGTATAGTCTGAAGTCTTTAGAAGCAGAAGACCATTAAAGAATACCTGCTCAAATCCATCGATGAATGGGAGGTCGGTAGTAAACACTGTTTGTCCTGCTGTTGCAGTAATTGATTTGCGGCGAATAATATTAGAGTCAAATGTAGTTACATCCTGATCTGAATCAATCCAAATTTGACCGACGGCAGGAGATGATGGAGCAGATGTTTGATATACCGCTCCTGGTTGTACGCTACTTGTAATTTCTGTTTTAACAAATGCTGTAGTTGCAAGTTGTGTTGTATTGGTTCCCGCCGTTGCTGTAGGTGCTGTAGGAGTTCCTGTAAGGGCTGGAGAAGCCAGTGGTGCCTTAAGGGCTATACTATTAGTTACAGTGGTAGAGAAGCTAGCATCGTTTCCTAGCGCTGTTGCAAGTTCATTTAATGTATCTAGGGCTGCTGGAGCGGAATTAACTAAGTCCGCTAATTCTGTTTGAACATAAGCTGTAGTAGCAACTTGATTGGTATTAGTATTTGCTGCTGGAGTAATTGTAAACATAGCTCCAGTTGAATCAACTTTAGATAAAACTGTTCCTGCAGCATTTTGCCACTCTTGAAGATTAGCGGTTTGTGATGCTGCGGCTTTAATAATATGGCCAACAACATTAGTAACAGTTAGATTTTGTTTAATTTGACCATTTACAAATAATTCAATAGGGCTAACATAAGAGGTGCTATAAGTAGCAGTATGTGGTCTAATTCCAACACGACCATTACTTGCGTTATTGTCTGCTGTAATTACAGTTGTATAGTCATCTATACCTAGTGTATAGTTCCCTCCATATAGATTTATTTTTGCTCCAATAGAGTTTGCAAAAGATAAAAGTTTTCCTCCTGCAAGCGCTATAGTGCCCGTGCTATCAATAGCAGCCAATACGGTACCAGAACTATTCTGCCATTCTTGAAGGTTAGCAGTTTGGGAGGCCGCAGCACGTGTAACATTAACGGGGATAGAAGGCACATTGCTTGTAAAAGAATGGAAACCACCGAGGCTTGTTATCGTTCCCCCACGTACGCTTCCAGATGAAAACATACCAGGGGCTGTGACATCCCCAAACGAGTTTACGCTTGTAAGCACAGTACCCGCACTATTCTGCCACTCTGTTAAATTACCTGTTTGACTTGCGGCACCTTTAATTGTTACGGGTCTATTAGAAGCACCATAAGGCAAGAACATAAATCCTTGTACTGGTTGCCATTCCATTACCGCACTGGTCTGGTTTTTTATTTTCCATATGTTACTAGAACCAGCACCTATATTTAAACTTCCTGTTGAATCTATACCCAGTAAGACACCACCAGAAGAGTTTTGCCATTCTTGAAGATCAGCAGTTTGTGATGCTGCGCCACGGACTACTACAGGACTTACTGAAGGGGTAAATGTTGTGGCATTCAAATATCCTAAAGTTCCTGTTGTCATCTTTCCGCCTGAATAAGATGTAGAGATTACTCCTTCGGTTGCTGTTAATCCTCCAGATGCATTAAAAAATGTTATGGCAGTTCCACTTGAATTTTGAAATTCCATAAGATTGGCAGTTTGAGAGGATGCAGCTTTAATAGCTAATGGCTTTACTGATGCAGAAGATGCAGTAATTGTATCTCCGCCTGCTTTTGAAACCTTATTGCCAATTGATGTAGCCGTTGTCGTTGCAAAATTTGCATCATTTCCAAGAGCTGTGGCTAATTCATTTAATGTATCTAATGTGGATGGAGCAGAGCTAACAAGGTTAGTTATTGCCGTTGAAACATCTGTTGTAAGAGCCAATGTTCCGCTGGCATTTGGAAGAGTTACTGTAATATCTGATGTTACATCTGGAGCCTGTAAAGTTAATTCATGGGCATCGGCTGTTGCCCCTTCAATAATAATTTTATTTTCTGGAACTATTAGGTTTCCGTCTGCATTTAATTCGGCAGGGCCAGAAGGTTGTCCCAGTACGCTTAATGGGATAAAGTCCCCTGCGCTATTTTGAATATCTGATTCCAGCTGTGCAATTTTATATGCATGGGAAGTTGTTACTGTTGAGCCATCAACTCCGACTTTAGCCTCTAAGGCCTCTATGGCGTCATTTGCGTTTGCGTGTTGTGCGGCATGTGAAGGGCTATTTAACTGGTCCGTTGTTGCGGGATTAGTTAATGAGTCTAATGATGTTGGAAAATTAGTAGCCATATATCAATATTATACCAGCCTTACCATTAAGAAACAGGCCCTAGATTTCTCTAGGGCCCGCTCCGTTATTTAATTTTTTATGCTCTTTGTGCTAATGGACTTAGTTTGAGAGATTCATCAGATAGAGCATCTAGTAAAGATGTTCCAAATGCTTGTGCATTTTCTGCGCTATCAAACGGTCCAGATTGATCAACAATCACTCCGTCACCATATGTGGTAACAACAAGATCTTCGGAGATCTCTTGAGTGTATTCATCAAAAGAAACTGATGCTTCTACTGCCTCAATTGGTTCGCTTGGTGCGATATAACCAATTTCTGGAGTATCTAGTACCTCTGTGTCTTCTACGTTTTCTGTCATTTTGTCTCCTTTATAGCTTCGCTAAGTCTACTGCTGGAACTTCATAAATTCCGAAGTATCCTGCATTTGATGTTCTTGGCTGTGTGCCTTGATCTTGGTCACAGTATCCAACTGCTAGGAAGATATTTCCTGCTTGTACGAATTTAGAGAATGGATATGCTCTAAGTGTTTGTCTAGTAAAGTATCCTCTTGCGGTTGGCAAGTTCATACCGTTTCTAAACTGTACGTATCCGTGTGATCCTCCACCGTAGCCACCACCGTCTACACCTTGTGATGAATCTCCACGTCGTGCAGTTCTACCAATGAATGCCATTGGGATATCTCCGAATACTTGAACTACTGGGACCATTGCATTGTTAAACGCATGCTGTCTTTCTCCAGGAATTGTACCGAAGTTTGCTCCTTCTGAACGGCCCATTGCGTTGAACTGATCGGTGGTGCTTGCTGTTGATTCAACAGCATTCCACAAGAATCCGCTATCGGTCTTGTTATAAATTCTACCGTTCATTCCATAGTGGTGTGACCATGATTGAAGGTTGTTTGATATTGTAAGGTTAATTACTGAGTTAGATGAATTTGTACCATTTCCCATTGATGCAATTGCTACACCATTGTTATAGTCAAATATGAAGTCATCTCCCATTTGAGTAGATGTTGAAGTAAAGGTATAAGTTGAGTTACCCCAGACTGTTCCTCTGTCTCCAATCATTGACATGTAGTCTCCTGGGTTACCATCGATAGCTCTCCAGTTTGCCCCATTATCTGCTGAGTGGTAAAGAGTTTGTGTTCTTGTCCATCCACCAATCCACTTTTCTCCTACCCATTTAATAAACTTAGGTGAGAAATCTTGAGAGTTAGGGTTAGTAGCTCCTGGAACACCATTGCTGTTCCAAGATATCTGTGTCCAAGTTGTTGACTGACCAGCAGCCTTGTTTGGAACTCCAGATGTTCTATAGAAGTTTCTATTGTCTGTTGAAATACAAACATAAATATCATTTCCATACTCTACAGTAATTGGAACATGTGATCCTACGTTAAACTCTGATAGCCATGTCTCTCCATCAAGTGATGTGTATACAGTTCCGTTGTTTGCTCCCATGAACCAAACACCGTTAATAATTTTAAGGAATGCAATTTGCATTTTTGTTCCTGTACCAGTTGACGGTCCAGAACCAATTCCAAGATTTGCACCCGCTCCTGTTGGATCGGAATTTATTCTAGCTGAGAACCAAGTCTTTCCATTGTCAAGAGACTCTAGAAGATGGAATCCACCAAATAGTCTCTTTTGACCAAGGAATGCTAGGAGTTTATTTGTACCCTTTGCAATCATTTCAAGGTTTCCGTAACCTACAGGAAGCGCTGTCATTTGCCATGAATCTGGATTAGATGCATTGTCCTGTCTAATTTTACCAAAGTTTACAATTCTTGAGTCAAGGTTTGTAAATGATGTTGATGTTGTAAACTGAAGAATTTGATCTCCGCTGTTATAGGTCATCAAAGCAACCTTAGTTTGTCCATCTGTTCCTAGAGGAATAGTCTGGTTTTGACTGTTATTCATATCAGAACCATTAGGTCCAAAGTAGTTAGTTGAGTATGTGACTGAAGTTGCGTTAAATGTATTTCCTGTTGCTGACCACCATGTGCTTGTGGCTCCAGCTGAAGCGGCAATCCATTGTGATGTTGAAGCTGCCCAAACAACTCTATGTAGTTCTGGAGATCCAGAAACCTGTGTTTTAGCGTCCCAGAAAACTCCATCTGTAGAGGTAGAAAATCTTCCATTTCCACCAACAGATAAAATAATTGTTCCGTTATATGCTAAATCATAAACTGTTGAGCTTCCATCAACTGTGGTGTGTGTACCGAATCCAGTTGTGACTGCAGTCCATGCTAATGGTGTATTGTTAGTTGAATAAGCCATACGACCATTTGTTCCAGCCATAACCCATCTATTAGCTGATCCTGCTGCATATGTTAGCGCATAAATATCATGAATTGATGAGAATGCTGAGTTGTTGGAAAGTGTCCAGCTAATACCATTTGTAGAATATGCAAACTTTCCGTTATTTGCAACAGCTACATAGTAGCCATTTCCAAAACGTACTTTGTTAATGTATGAACCACCGAATGGTGACGTTCTTTCTGTCCATGTGTGTTGATTAGTTCCAGTAAAAATACGGCCTAATCTTGTAACTGCTACCCATTGTCCACCTGCATAAATTGCATCTGATACATAATCCATATAATATCTTCCCTGATTAATTGGGAGAGGACCTTTTCCAGAAAACCATTCAGTTCCATTGTGTGACCAAGCGTGAGCACCCTTTGTTCCAAACATAATCCAAGTATCGTTGCCGTAAGCAATTGCTGTTGCATTACGTCCTGCGTAGTTTGTTGTATCTGTTCCAGTTGCGGTAATTCCACCACCTGCAAAAGATGTTTCTGTAATGTATCCTAAACCTGCTGGTACTGCGGTTGTTAAACCAGTTGCAGATGTTGTTGAAGATAATCTAGTAATCGCCATTTTTAGTTAATCTCCGTTCCAAACAGTGTGATTGAAACTCCACCAGTTAGAGAGAAAACTGTTACAACATCGCCTGTTCCCAATGCTGATGTTGCATTTCTTAGTGTTGCTCCTATCGTAATTGCTATAGAATCGTTTGCTGCTAGAGCTGAATCGTATACGATGTAGTGCTTTGTAGCTAATGATTCTGCTGCAGGTCTAATTGCAACTCTATATGTTGCTTGTGCAGATGTTGTGTTTGAAATTGAAATTGTTGAAACAATTGCTTGTGTATTTCCAGGCACTTGATACAGATCTGTATTAGTTGCCACTGATGGGGCTGTTTGCCCTAAAACTTTATATGTTGTTGCCATTTTCTTATACTCCTATTAGTAGCATCGGATTAAACGCAATTCTGCTTTCAATGTCAGAAACTGCGGCTGTCCTTGCTGTATTTACTAGATTAACGTTTGTTGTTCCAGTTGAATTAATTGTGGTCACATTAGCTGCTGTTGCGGCAACGATATCGTTGACACCCAACATGGATCCCAATGTTTCCAATGCTTTTGCAATAAAAACTAAGTCTTGTGCACTATAGTTAGATGCTGCTAAGCTTGAGTCGATTTCATTTTTTACTGCGGTTATTTGTGTCGATAGACTGTCGTAACTTGGCATTTTATATTGTTCCTCCTACGAAATTAATTCCTGTGATATCTTGCATGTATCTCAACAAACCGAATCCAGAGATGTTTCCAGAATCAATAGTAACATTAGTCCTATTATTGGTCAAGTCATCTGAGACTGTTGCCCCGATGAAGTTTAATACTGGTCTTTTGATTTGAGTAGTTCCATTTGAGGCAATTATTCCGTTAGACTGGGTCTGCCAAGATGATGTGGTTCCGTCGGTAAAGAGGAACTTATCGGCATTTCCTGTCTGAGACGGAATGGTACCTGCAATTGTGAGGGTTCCACCCAATGAGACCGATGCTCCGTTAATACTGATTGAGCTATTAGTAAGAGCGCTGTTTGGGATATTTGTGAGAGTGTTTGATGCTCCAGAAATTGTTTTATTTGTTAAAGTTTCTGACCCAGTAAGCGATGCTTTTGTAGCCAGAGTTGTTGATAGATTTGATGCAAAGTTCGCATCATCGTTTAAAGCTGCAGCAAGTTCATTAAGTGTGTTTAATGCTCCTGGTGCTAAATCAATAACATTATTAACTGCTGTTGCAACAGAGTTTGTTACATAGGCAGTAGTTGCTATTTGTGTTGTATTTGTCCCAGCTGGCGCTGTTGGCGCAGTTGGAATTCCAGTAAGTGCTGCGTTTGCTAAAATACCGCTTGAAGCATTTTGAATATCTGTAAGCGTTTGTGAAGCAAGGGCACTGATTTGATTGAATTGATAGTTTCCTTCTGAAACTACTCTTCCAAGTCCTAGATTGGTTGTTGCCGTCTCAAGGGCTTTCATCTGAAGAAGAAGTTCTTTTGTGTCTACATTTACTACTGCAACACCTGTTGCGCCAGTTACTGCCGTTCCAGTTGCTGCATTTGTAACAGTAAACTGTGTAGTTGTAGCTGAAGCAATAGTAACGTTTGACAGATTAAAAGCCGCTGTTGATAGTCCAGTAATGCTTACTACTTGACCAGCAGAGAATCTATTTCCTGCTGTATAAGTTACTGTAGTTCCGTTAGCGGATGCAGCAGTTACTGTTGCAGTTAGTCCTTCTATTTTTGATTTTATTACTGACTCTAGATTTGTATAGTTAAGTGTCATTTATTTCTCCTTATAGTCCTGCCAGCGCTAGAACTTCAACATCTGATAGCTGACTTGAGGTCGCAAAAGACGAGGTGTTTATTGCTGTTGTTTGAATTGTATTATCTGCAAATTTAATTCCTGCACCCGCAGGTGAGGTTGGTACTAATATGTTTCCATTAGCGTCAGTTTCTGCAACTCCAGAAGCTACTCCTAAAGCCGCAAGCGGAATATAGTCTCCAAGACTATTTCCAACACTATCTAATTGATCTTGTATGTTTGATACGACTCCATCTAAATATCCAATTTCGGTGGCAGTAATAGACTTTACGTTATTTTGTGTTATAGAAAAGCTACCTGGTCCGCTATACCCAATTGGACCCATTTGACTATTATATGAAATATTAAAATTGTTTAAATAAAATGTTTCTTGTTCAGACCCACTAGTAAAATGAGAAGCAATTGTATATGTTCCATTTATTCCATAATAAGGATACTGAGGATTACTAGATGACGGTACATTTATTACAACAGATTTACCAACATAAAAGTTATTTGCAGTAGCAGTTATTGATGGGGCCTGTGTTAAAATAAGAGTTCCCTGTCCGCTTCCGCTAGGAATCATATATCCATATGTTGGGGAAGATATGGTTGAAGAAGTATTGATTGAAAAATATGGATCATTTATCTGTGCTTTTAAATCTAATTGTGATTGTATTGGAGATGTTACCCCGTCAATATAATTTATTTCTGCTGTTGTGGCAGTTACGCCATCAAGAATATTAAGTTCTGCTGTACTAAGTGTTGCGCCATCTAATATGTTTAATTCTGCTGCAGATGATGTAACATCTGTTATATTTGCAAGTGTGTGGGTATGGCCAGTAGCAGATTTGCCAGAAAGTAGTGTATCTACTTCAGCCTTTGTATATACATTTACTTCTGTTGGGGATCCCCATACGCCAGAAGCTTTTACATATACATTTAAATTTGTTATGTCAAGGTAAACATCGCCATTTTGACCATTTAAATTATTTGGTGCTCCTGGAGCAAATGTTGCTGTGGTTACTATTGAACCACCTGCACCAACTATTACGTTTCCATTATAATCGTGTGTATGATTGGTTGTTCCGCCGCCTGCGCCTGCGCCTACCTCTAGCCATTCAGTTCCACTATAAAATTTTATTTTAGAGCTTACTGAATTAAAGTAGATGTCGCCAGCAAGGGCTGTTGAGGGATCTGTTGTAAGTTGTACTAGGTTAACTGGGACCTTAAATTGTCTCGACATTTTAACCTACAATTACTAGTCTATATTCTCCGTCTGAAGGTGCCGCAGCAAATCTAATTGTTGTGGTGTTATCTGATGTGTGTTCAACATCGGCTTCGACTTGAGCATATGGAGTGCCAGTTTGATAAATTTGTACAGATACATCTCTTGTTCCAAGATTGTGCGTAAATAAAAACGCTGTATTTGCTGGAGCATTTGTTGCATCTGCTAGAAGGATGTCCTTCTTAAACTTACGTGTAATTTCATGGTAGTTTGTACCATTATTTGTAAGTGTCCACTTATCTTCTGTCTCATTCCACAAAATCTCAACGTCTGGTGAAGCACCACGCTCTACACGGATACCAGCATCTGCTGTTGGGGTTCCTGTAAAGTCGGTATTAAGGTTGATCTTATTATCAACGATATTTACCTGTGTTGTGTTTACTGAGTTGATTGTTCCAGTAACATTTAAGTTACCGCCAACTGTTAAGTTGTTTGTGATAGTTACATCGTCTGGAAGGCCAATTGTAACGCTAGCATTTTCTGAACCTGAACCAGAAACAGTAACTTCATTGGCTGTGCCAGTGATTCCTGCTACATAGTTTCCTGTAGTTTGAGTTCCAAGGTTTACATTCTTTATAGATACTGCTCCACTTGCTACAGTGAAGTCTGCATCTGCAAATGATGCTACACCTTTATTTGTTGTGCTTGCGTCTTCGCCAGCAATTGTAATTGTATTATCTGTTACAGTAACATCAATGCCTTCTCCACCAGAAACTTGTAGAGATTCTGTTAGAAGAGAAATACCAGTTGTGCCAGTATCTCCATTAATTGTTAATGTTGTTGCTACATCTGCTTCGCCAGCTAAGGTTAGTTGACCTTGAGCATTAACAGTGAATGTTGGGATCTTTGTTGCTGATCCATATGCTCCTGCTGTAACGCCAGTATTGGTGATGGAAATTGTTTCGGTTCCTGCTGGGTCTCCATAGACCGCAGTAATACCTGTTCCGCCAACAATTGTTGATCCAATAATATCCTGAATTGCTTCTGTAGAAGCAGACATTGGAATCCATGGACCATCTGGTGCTGTGCGACCATTGTAATAGTACATTACATTGTCTGAATTGTTGTAGTATATCTGACCAGTTACTGGAAGTGACGGTGCAGATGATACGTTTTGAATTCTAGCATTAATAAGCTCATTCTTGTTGAGGTTAATACTAGTTACAAATAGTCTTGCCATTTACTTTGCTCCTCTAAGACAGGTACGCTGTCCCTGAGAATGGTTGAGCCATTGTCAGTGTTAAAGTGTTAACATTATTATACTCTATACCAGTTTCTAATATGTCGCCGCCACTGGTTTTTACCGTCACATTTGGATAAAATTCAAGGTTGTGGTTTATTGGAACGGAATAAACTGGGCCAGACTGTCCATTAAAAAGTGCCATTTCCCAGCTATACTCAAAGGCTATCTCTGTATTGAGAAGGTAGTTTGAGGCTCCAGCCCATGTCAGATCTGTGGGTTTTGGACCATAAAATCTTGTTGTGATCTTATCATAGTAAAAGTCTCCTTCAAGACCTAGGTTCTCGGCTGGAATACCATTACCATTTAATATTGTTTTACCACGAGGACCTTGTGGTCCAGGGCTGGATATTACAACATCATTAATAGTTTCTGTAATAACAACTTTTGGAATATTATCGCTGTTGATAATTGGCATTAGATTGTAACCGATCTATTTAATGTAAGGAATCCCTCAAGCAATTTTATTTTATTACCATTAGAATCGATGACCATTAAATCGTATGAAGATTTTGGATAGAATAATTTGTTAGTTTGAGTAGGGGTCATCTTAATAGTTATCTTGCCAAGTGCTGGGTCTATTGTGATTCCACCAGTGCTTGGTGATGTGAGAGTAAATGCTAGCTTGCTACCGCCTTTGGTATCACGAACCTGTAGTTTTGCGGTTGCCCCGACAAGGGAAATTGGAAGATCGTTTGGATCTTTATATTCTACAATAAAAGAGAAGGTAGTGTTTTGATCTACTTCCCAGTTTTTTTGTCCTGCCATTTTCTAAACTCTCCTAATAGGAAAACTCCTATACCAATTTTAGCATAGGAGCGTTCCTAATTGATTTTAGAATTACTTCTTGGTAAACCCGAAACTGTTTTCGTTAGGGTTAAGTGCCTTTAGTATAACTGGCAGACATGCTGCAATACCGCCCTTGATTAAATCTCCTGGGTCAGTGTTTCCAGTCATGTAAAGAGCAATGGCTGCGCCAAGGAAGTGGCGACCATAGCTTGCTAACGCTGCTAGAATTTTCTCTTGCATTGTTACCTTTCCATCATTGTTTAGATCTTGCTTTGGCATTAGATCCTCCTATTTCTGGGCATTGTGCCCAGGAATTTTGGGTTTTACCCCAATTATATTGTACTACGTTTAGGCGGAAATGTCTACAAGCTCACAATTGCCGTCTGAGCTACAGGCAAGGGTGGCGTTCGTAGATGTTCCATCTTCTGTCTCATAAAATGATAAATCTTCCCAGCGAATATCTTTAGGCATTTTTGCGACTAAGGCGTCATACTCTGCCTTGTCAACTTCTTGATATGGAGCCTGCTTGTAGGTATGGTCTGAATGAGGAAGGAATGAAATTCCAGACACCTCATCAAAATGCTTGTACACCCATGCGCCTACCTCCATCCACTCTTCTTCTTTTACAGAAACTGTAATAGATGGTTTATGCTCACACCATGCACGTTGATAAACTAACCAAGTGTTTAGGTGATCAAGTGCTGTTAAATCAGATCTTGTAATTGCACCTTCTGGTGCTTTTACTGGAAATGAAAATACGTATGTGTCGTTTGGCTTCATTACATCATCTTCTACTGGAATACCAACTTCCTTTAAGAATGTTGAGATAGGGTCTCCTTTTGAGCCACGAACTGTACGAATATAATATTGTGAATGCCAAGGATGCATTCCTGAAGATACCCCGACCAATTGAGACACTGTTCCAGAAGGCTTTACACATGTAATAGCTGCAGACTCAGGAATCCCAATTTTCCCCGCTTCTTCTTTATTAATTTCTCTTGCATACTCACGAAGACCCGAAAGAGTCTTTTCTAGCTTATCTAGCCCCTGCTTACCTGAAAAAAACTTATGTCCGAATTGTCCTGTTAGAGAAACCCCTAGAAGGCGCTCTTCTTCTGTATTGTCTTTCCAAATCTTACGAAGATACTTGAAATCAGTTAGTGTAGCCTGCCACGTTCCAAGAATTGTTGCAAGGCGTACTTTATTTGATACATCTTCAACTGTGTCCTTTTCACGTAGTACGACTTCTGAAAGATTACAAAACTGATAAGGACGCAGAATAATTTCTGAGCAAGGGTTCGTCCCGTAATGTACTTCAGGATCCCTTCGTCCATATTTAGCTGCTTGCGCTTGAGCGGCGGCAACATTATAGATTCCACGCTCTCCAGACTTTGAGTCATAAAGATTTTTCCATTCTGCAATAAACTGCTCCATCTCTGGTTTGCGTGAATAAGCAACAGAGTTATTAGATAATGCACGTTGTGGATTATTTTCCCACCAGTTTCCAGATTTAGCAGCAGCCATTTCAATATCATTAATGTTAGAAAGAGAAATCATTGCTGAGCGACGAACTCCTCCAACTACTACTACCTCACCAATCTTGCACATAATATCATGTGCCTCAATTGGCTTTAATTGACGACCTGCCGCATTTTTAAATTTAGCAATTGTAAAATCAAAAAGATTAATTAGTGGTTGTGGTCCTGAAGAACGACCTCCCATAGTTTTCAAACGAGCACCTGCTGGACGAACCTTGCTAACATCAACTGCTGGAATATGTCCCGTCCATAGCAATGCAAGTAGCTCACGATATGCTTTTGCCCATCCCTGCTTAGAGTCTTCTACAACAATTACTGTATCTGATTTCTCAAAAGAATCTGGGACGGATGGCAACTTATTAATATATTTATATTCTACAGAAAATCCTACACCAGTTCCACACATCAAGATATACATTGTTTCATCAAATGATCTTGGATTGTCTACTGGAACAAATGAGCAGTTGTATCCTGCTACATTATCTCTTTCCAATGCGGCTCCAGATGTCATAACTGAACGCATTGAAGGCATTACATTTCTTTGGAATACACCGTCTTTTAATTCCGCTACAATCTTCTCGTCTGGAATATAATTATGATTTTCTTTTAGGTGGTTTAACATAAAATCAAAATATCGATTTACTGTTTCACCCCATGTCTCACGACGATTCTCTTCTGGAATCCATCTTGCATATCGAGACAACGCAATAAAATTTTCGTATGGGTTTGCAATAGTTTTTGACATTTTTGAAATAACACCTTTTCTCCGCCTTGCGGTTTTATAATTTTAGTTGAAGTCCTATTCTACCAAACTTCTATATAAAGGGGAAGGGGTTATTGAAATTTTTTAAAAATATGACCAAAGGCATTATTGGTCAACTGAATCCAGTTATATTCTTCATGTATTTTAGTTGACTGAGCAAAGTAGTATCCAGAATATGCTTTAAAATTTAAAATAGAGTCGTACATTAATTCTTCTAAATGCTTTTCATCAGGTTTAAACATTTGCCCTATATGTGCATCTCCAACTGCTTTAGGTAAAGTTTCAGATGTAAGGGTAGACCTTAGCTTTAGGGGCCCTATAAACTTTTTATAATGTGCCCAATCATAGGTTGATATAACTGGCATACCAGTTGCAAGTGCCTGTAGTGGTATAAATCCAAACCCTTCGCCCCAGGTCGGATAAATTAACACATGGTGTCTTTGATGTAAGGCTACGAGGTCCTCTATGGCCATTTCATCTTTTATAACTTTAATATTTGAATAAACGTCTTCTGGTAATCTTAGTTCTCCATTTTTATCATAAACTCTAACGGTATGATTATGATGACATTTTAATGTTAGTTGATATTTTGGATTATTTCCAAACATTTTAATAAATGTGTCAACAACTAGCTGGCCAGATTTTCTTGGAGATGGTTCTCCAACATGTAAAAATTTAAAAACCTCATCTTCATTATAAGATCTTTTTACTGCAGACCATTTTTCTTCAATTCCATGTGGATAAACATATATAGGTTTTGTAACTCCATTGTCCTTAAAAACTTCTGCACACCAGTCTGATGTTGCCCACACTTCATCGCACTGATTAAATCTTTCTACCCAGTCTTTTCTCATTGATGTTGATTCCCACGGAGTATAACCAATTTGATATTGGCTTTTATGTAATTTATATAAATGTGGCTGTGTAAAATTTATCTGAACATCAGCTTTAGGGTTAGCATACGAAAGCTCATGTCCTAAATCTTGTAATGATTTTACAATATGTTGACCAGCATAACCAAATCCGACAGCGGGATTTAAGCCTGCCCAGATCGTATAATAAGATATTTTCACGGTATTTTTTCTAGTCAACTGGCTTGACAGGGTTATCCTATCAATGTTATGATTATACTTCGTTATCTCTAAAGGAGGAAATGCCAATGGAGAATATAAAACAGCGATTGAGTGATGTTGCTCATAACTGGTCTTATATAGGAATGATAACATTATTCTTATTTACAGTCCAGCCTGGTCCAACAACATCTCAGGCGTTGACGGTGGAAACACCAAAATCAACGGTACAACTAAAGAAAGAAACCTTAGAGAAGTACAGCACTACTGTATACAAGCCTTCTGAGACACTAACAGACAAAGAACTAAAAGAACTTTTATCAGCTGTTGGTTTTGAAGGAAAAGCCCTTAAACAGGCTTGGGCTATTGCTAAGTCAGAATCCAATGCAAGGCCTATGGCTTACAATGGTAACAGGAAAACTGGAGACAGTTCCTACGGAATTTTTCAGATTAACATGTTGGGTGAACTCGGCATTGATCGTAAAGAAAAATTTGAATTAAGATCGAATATCCTATTATTCGACCCAGTAATAAATGCAGAGATAACGTATTATATGACTAAAGGCGGAACCGATTGGTCATCATGGTCTTCCCTTAATGGGGTAAGATACAATGAGTTCCTACAGGAATTCCAGAACTAAAAGGGGGGTACGTGAAGATACAGTATGTGTCTAGGTACCTCACACTAGCAGAGAAGGGCCTTGTTCCAAGACTTGAATGTCCATTGGATCAGGGCCCTTTAATGTGCAACGAAACAAATGAAGGTATAATATACTTATACTGCTTATCTTGTAATTTCAAGAAAACTGTGGGATTGGAATATTATGGAAAACTTAAATCAGCCGTCGATTCAAACTGATGGCGGGACTATCAAAGAAACTGACTCTATGGGTAGAGAAATTTTTTGGGAAGATATAGGTAGACCAGATGACGGAAAATGAAAAGCCACAGAATTTAGAAGACAACCTACCAATGGTTAATTATATTATGCTACATAGAATATATGACCTATTAACATTAATTGCAAACAAACTTGTGGGACCAGAAGACGTATCTAAAATGATTCAATACCACGACCAAGGGTATCTACTTGGCCCAGCCCCATCTTTTACTCCAGGAGAAGAAAAAGATGAGCGATCAGAGTGAGTATCCAGATAAATATTTAAACTATTATTCTCAAGTTATTAAAATTTGTGAACAATGTGAGCTATACTCACAACTAGACGAAGAGTGCTTGGTTGTTGATCAGAGGGTATTTGACATTGTTACATCTGATTCGGCAATTTGCCCGATAGGAGAATGGTGAACAAAATATATATTGACCAGATAGCCTATAAAATGAATAGGGCGGAAAAAACTGTTTACGAAGACGTATCAAAAGCCACTGAAGCTTTAAAGTGGATGGTAGATAAACTAGATTCTTATTTAAATAAATGTGTGAATGTTGAAAATGGCAACTGCTACACCGCATGGAAGCATGATGAGTGTAGGGTGCTTATGGAAATTCTTTATGACCTTACTCATGACAAGAAGTACGAAGAGGATAAATGGGTTTTTGACCCCAATAAAAAATTATTGTGGGAATAGCCAAAAATGGTTGACTTAGAACATATTTTATTTTATACTACATAAGTATGGGTTGACGCATCCCACAATTTGCTCCCCGTATAATGTGTAGCAATACACTAGGAATGCCCAATCGGATCCGCCTCTGATTGGGTTTTGTCCTTTCTAGGGTATTGATTTATAATTTTTATTATAGTATTATTAAGGCCTACAGAAAAGGGCGGATCATGGAAAATTCCAAGAAACCACATTACGACGTAATTATAACAACCCCAGGCCACAGCATGAATCAGCTATACGTGCTATCCCTAGTGGGAACAATTAAAGAGTTAGAAAAAAGAGGCATTTCTTGGGCATATTTTTCACAGTATGCATCTAACGTAGTTGAAGCAAGAGAGAATACCATCCTTGGCGGAAACAATATTCCAGACAAACATAGAATCAATGAGCCTATGTTTGGTTCTGTCACCTATAATAAAATTTTTATGATTGACTCAGATATTGAGTGGCATCCAGATGATTTTATGAAGCTTTATGAATCAGATAAAGATGCAATTAGCGGAGTATATTTAATGGCAAGCGGTGACAAAACAACTATGAGCGAGTGGAACCCAGACGCAATTTATGAAGCTCCTCCGCATATTTCTAAACAACAAATTCTAGAGAGAACAGAACTATTTCCAATTACGGGTGGTGGTCTTGGATTTGCCTGTATTAAAAACGGAGTATTTGAAAAAGTTACTCGCCCTTGGTTTTCACCAATGGTGGTTGAAGTTCCAGATCGACTTGGTGGATCATACCTTTTAACTTACTCAGAAGATATTTCTTTCATACTAAAGATGAAAGACTATGGAGTTCAAATGTGGTGCGATCCACTAGTAAGAGTTAATCATCTTAAAACCGTTAAAGTCGGTTGGGGACCACGCTAAAATAAAGTCCCTTCGGCAGGAGTCGAACCTGCGACCAATCGGGTAGAAACCGAGTGCTCTGTCCTCTGAGCTACGAAGGGCAAGTTCTCTTATCTAGACTCGAACTAAAACTAAAGGCTTCAAAGGCCTCTGTGCTGCCATTACACCATAAGAGATCAGAGAGCGAGTGACCAGAATCGAACTGGCACCATCTGCTTGGAAGGCAGAAGCACTACCATTATGCAACACTCGCAAAGCTGGTCCACCTGGACTCGAACCAGGAACCCCTGAGTTAACAGCTCAGTGCTCTGCCGATTGAGCTATGGACCAATTAGATGATTATACTATTTAAAATACAGGATAGCAATGTTTCATGTGAAACATTTTATATAGTGCGAAAAAAGTGCGCCGAAAGATTAAGAACCTATCTATCATACCAATACGGACATATAGTACATATACTCCTGATACAGACATAAGGTATAAATAGTACAGAAAAAGTGCGTCGAAAGTAGAAGACCCCATTTCCCAATCTACCCCAATTTACAGAATATGCCATATAAGCCTTCTAGGGGCCATATAAGAGCCTTAGCCCTATCTTCTGGTACCCAAGGGTACAAAGGGCTTTAAAAGGGCGGCAGGGAATTTTCTAGAGAGTTTTTGATTTCTTAACCTTACGCATATGAGTCCTAATACGATGACAATTAGAACATACGATCTCACACTTAGCAATTTCTTCATCAATCTTCTTCTTAGACAAGGTTGGAATAAGCTCCATCACATTGGCATGCTTCTTGCCACGGACGTGGTCAAAGTCCATGACGTAGTATGGGAAATATTCCTTACAGTCCATGCAAGGAGATGATTCTTTGAGATTACGGATGTATGTCGCCAAATATGCCTTCTGTTTGGCTATTGAAACCTTTTCGGTTTTCATATGATTATAATGCCTAATGTAAGGATCATATGGCTTAATTATAGCAAGGAAAACTTCCTATCTTCCCGCCTTTTTATTTTTTATTTAATTTAGATATGCAAGCAACACAGTAATTCTCAAGTATGCCTTTATAGTTTAATCTTTCCACATACTTGGGATTGTCACAAAAATCACATTTAATATCCATATATATCCTAGTCGACTAGATTAATTTATCTCAGTAAATCTACTGCGTCCTTGAACCTTTACAAAAGCAATATCTATCTGAGCCATACCTATATTGATACCGTCATCTAGAATCTGATGTTCTTGGATCACAGTAAATGGGATAAATCTCTTGCTTCGAAGATACTCTATAATCTCTGCTATATTTGGAGATCCTATGTTATATGAGATTAAAGGAAGTTCTAAGATTAAAACAGAAGCATTCTTTAAACAGTACTCTGCCCCCTTTAAAATATCTAGCTCAGATCCTTGAGTATCTATCTTCATAAGATCAGGTAATGGCAAATTATTTTTCGCCACATATTTATCCAAAGATATCGTAGTCACTTCTACTGGCTCTATCTTGTCAAATGCCTCTGTGTCCTCCCTGTAATAGGAGTTGCCAGTATGAAACTCATCGTTAATATAAAAATCAACTTTTCTTTCTCTATCTGAAAGATATACCTTATGCCATTGATGATCAACATCTACTTCAATCTCAGGATACTCATATGGCTCAAATAGGTGATACTTGGTGTCTTTATGCAAGTACTGACTTATATTGTTAGTAAATGATCCATCTGATGCGCCTATGTCATAGACCGTCTCAAGGTTAAACGATATAAGTGAGTTCTCTAGATAATAGAAGAGATCTTGTAATTTATCTACATCAGCCAAGTTTATTACCCTTATATACCTGAACTGAGTCCATAAAGTTTACTTTACGACTTGTTATATATCCGCCTTTTTCGTCTAATTGTTGTCGAGCTGTAATTTCATCTGCAGCCAAGATCTGAATAATCATTTCTACCTTATAAGTGTAGCAAGTAGTGTTTTCGCTATCTGACATATTAATCCTAGTCGACTGCTTTTTATATCCTATTAAATGTTAATAAAATATTTTTTTTCAAATATAGCCTTTATATATATAATATATTTTTCTACTGGATACTCGGGAATTTAGATTTTAGCAAAACCCCCCTTTCCCCCCATTATAAAAAATAGTATAATGTTGGACAAGAAGAAAGCTTCACCAAACTCCCGAATAACTACTCGGTATATTTGAGTCTCAGTGTAAACCCCCCGAAAACCAGTCTTAAGTATAACATAGCAGATTTTGTTGGGTCAATAGATATGATCAAATATTTTTAGTCGACTACTATTTTAGATATACCAAAATGTTAATAGGATTTTAATTTGTATGATACACACTTTAAAAATGTCCGTTTTGTCTATATAGTGCGCCCATAGATAGGCTAAATGTGGCTTAACTCACACACTTTTTTTTCAAATTGTCCGACATGTCCGATTTGCGACTTGATATTTGTCAGTCCCCCCTGCTAGGATTATAGTATAAAGAAAATTAAATAAAGGTAAATGAGCCTAGCAAATAATCCGAAAGGTGAGCCTAGCAAATAAATTACCTAAGTTTATCTAAAAAGAAAGGAGTTCCAAATGAACTCACTATATGAAAATAGAAACTCTCTTGAGAGTTATGAACAAATCCGTGCCCGTCTAGCAGATAGTATCTGTGATGAGTGTGGATACGCTTGCTTCGTTCACATGGAGAATTGCTCTAAGAAAGGAGTTAAGTAATGAATAACATTATTGTAGACGCTAGCCACCCTATGGCTAGTAGTAACACAGGTGATCCGCTTGTGTTTCGTAATAGCGTAGGTAACTATATGAGCCGTAAGGCTTACCTAGAGTTACTAGCCTCTAAAGAGGGTTGCGTATCTCATAAATACCTAAGCCCTAATGAGAGCCAATGGCTCTTAGGTGTGAGATAACTCACACCGACACACCTAGCCCTATGCTAGGTAATGTCAGCCATATAGGCTACAATATCAACTATAACAACTAACGAAAAGGATAGAAAATAAAATGACAATAACATACTCACTATGGGACGGGGCACAATTCCTCGGTTTCTTCACCGCTACTAGCGCAGATGAAATGAATAAGACACTAACAGAACTACAAAAGATTTCTAAAAATGTTGTAGCACATATGCGAAAGGTAGAACAAAACTAATGATGTCTAAATGGGATACTATCCAAGCAGATGTAGCAGATGCCTATATTGGAATAGAAGAAAACTTAGAGTGGGAAAAAGCCTACTACGAAAACTTAGCAGATAGCGATATGCTAGATGAAGAAGAACTAGCACTAGATTGGGAGGACTAATACAATGATACCTAGCGGATTTGAGTTAATCGTATCTAATGAATACGGATTAGAGTTTGATAGTTTCTTTGGGGCTATCTACTTACCTTGGCACACTATCGCTATTACTACCGCCCTACTAATTGCTTATAAGATTTATAAGAGAAAGAAGAATAAGTAATGAATAGATTACTAACTACACTAGTCCAATTAGCCCTACTAGTTTCCGTCGTATCCTTGTGGCGTATGGCGTGGCCAATGTTAAAAGAAGATGTGAGGGAACTCACAAAAGATTTGCGCTAATTATCGGCGTGTCGATTTGACAAAGTCAGATCGGCCCGCAAGTACTTGGGGGCGTTATCCACAGCTTTATACACAGGTGTGGAAAACCCCTGAAAATTGAGCGTAAGTTATCCACATGATGTAAATCACAAAAATAGTTTTCCGACACGCCCGAAAAACGGGTCAAAATGTCAGTGGTCTATGGTAGGATACTAGTATCAAGATTAAATAAGGTTTTAATCGTTAAAAGAAAGGTGGTCTTAAATGACTACACTAATCCGAGAGATTACTCTCTCTAATGTCCAAGCCGATGAGGCTAATTTAATTGTCTGCGGTTTTTGCTCAGACTACGCAAACGAAATGTTTTGCGGTAAATGTAATGAATACAAGGGTTTAATGACCCTTGGTGAGTGGTTAGCATACACTCAAGAAAGTTGGGTGATGTAATGTTATCCGAAAAAACTTTTAATAAAATTGTTTGGGAATACCAAAATGGTGGAGTGGTTTCTAATCACCCAGAATTAACTACTTATGAGCGCAAGGCTCTGCTAAAATATTTATTCGCTCTACCTACTAAGGAGAAAAACTAAAATGAATTTAGATGAATTTAAAAAACACGTTTTAGCGCAACGTGAAGCAAGCAAGGCTCAAGCTTTGTCAGTGCTATCTGCTAAAATTACTGAAAAGAAAGGGGAAAACCAATGAGAGGTTATTCTATTGTAGATTTGTTGGTGGATCAATACTATTCACCAACGTCAATGCGTCGCCGATTTAATGGCGGAATAATTAACTTTGCGGAAAAGCGTGAAAATGTTTATCCGCCTGAAGGTTATGAAGCGTTTTCAATTCGCTATCGCCCAACAGGTTCATTCACTGATGAATGGGCAACAGTTGCGGTCAGAATTTCAGATTACTGAAATTGTGAGGTAATTCACACCGACACAACGGCGTGTCGGCTTGACAAGCCCGCAGAGCTGCGGCGTCGGGCGTGTCGTTACGACATTGTTATAAAAAACCCTGAATTCTACGGCGTGTCGATTTGACAGACAAATCGGACATTTTTATGTGATGAAGAACACACGGCTTGAGCGTCTCATTATTTGGAATTACTGGCTAGTAAGTAGAAAAATGTCGGTGCTATCGGCTATAATGGTGCTATAACAACAAACGAAAGAAGGTCTGCCAATGGCTACCAAACTATACACAATCGAAAGCCTACTTGTAGGAAAAACCTATCGCTCAAATACTCGCCACTTTTCAGGTGAGATTATTTCTGCTGAACACCGCCCAGAAATTTGGTATGGCGAAAATACTGAAGCCTACCTAATCGAAATAAATGCGGGTGGCTTGCGAAATAAATTCGCAACAGTCGCAGTAAAGGTAGGTGAATAATAATGGGATACATAGAAATTTTTCGTATGGACAACGAGGGTGCTGGCTGGGTAGATTTATCCGAAGCAACCCCCGATGAGTTATTTGCCCTTGAGGTGGGCTTACTAAATGAGGGGATTTTTACTACACCCGAAGCCGAATAAATGTCGGTGGGTGCTGGTATAATTTTATTACAACAAAACGAAAGGAAAACTAATGGGAAATATCTCAGAAATAATCGCTGTATCTTGTGATGAGTGTGGCGGTGCTGGCTTCTTATTTTGGGGCGATGAAAACAATTATGATGTAGAGAGTTGCGATTGCGCTCTAGAAAAGTGGGGTATCTAATGTATAAAATAACTGTTGCTAATGATAGCGAGCCTATCCACTTTGTAAGAGAATACTCAGATGAATTAGAGGCTCACACCGAATTCGCTAAGTATGTGGATTGGGGATTTGCTGATGAATACTCAACTGTAAATCTTTACACACCTAGCGGAAAATGCTACACGAAATTATTTTATCGTGAAGGTAGAAGGGTCGTAGTAAAATGATGACACGAAAAGATTATGTCGCAACCGCAGAAATTCTAAAGTATGCGAGTAATAAAATTCACCCCGCTGTTTTTTCTAAAGTCGTAAATGATTTCGCTGAAATGTTTGCGAAAGATAATGAGCGATTTGATGTAAAAAGATTTCACGAGGCGAGTGGTTATGTTATTCCAAAACTCACTACGAGATAAAGTAAAACGAATTCAGGAATTGCGTCGCAGTAATGCGGCGCAACCTGTTCGCAATAAAAAAAAATACACACGCAAAATAAAACATAAAAATAAATTAGAAAATTAATTACGATCTAATTTATAATTTAGAACATATGTTCGAGGCCCGCCCACAGAGCTGCGGAGTCGGGCGTGTCGTTACGGGTGTGATTAAAATCACCCTGGATTCTGAGGCGGGTTGCAGAAAATGTCAGTGCGTCATGGTATTATTCTCTTAAATCGAACGAAAGGTCAACTCATGAACTATGAAAATGATGAATTCTATGACGAATTCTATGCTACAACCGAGCCCGTAATTATTGCTAATTGTGCGGATTGCCGAGATGAAACTGAATTACTAGACGGCATAATTTGCTGGACTTGCGACTTAGAGCGCTCCGAAATGAAATTCTTTGATTTATTTGAAAGAGATGAATTTCGTATGCAGTCCCGTATGGCCGATGCAGAAATGGGTGACTTATAATGTCAGACCTAACCTCTATAATTACCCCCATGAAGCTTAAACGTTCTAATGATAGAAAGGTGGCTAACCTTGTCACAAAAAATGGAAAGCAGGCAGCAATTGCTAACACGTTTGGATTACCCGCAGGAAAGGCTTATTCATGTCCTGGCGCTACGTCTATCTGCGAGAGTGTTTGCTATGCAGGCAAATTGGAAAAACTCTATAAAGCCGTAAAGGCTAATCTTCTTCATAACTGGGAACTACTACGCAATGCAGATATGGATACAATGTGCTTATTGCTAGACGAAATGATTGTTGACTTCGTCAATGATTGCGATAAGAAGAGTGCTCCTAAGTTATTCCGTATCCACTGGGACGGGGATTTCTTTAACGATACCTACGCATATGCGTGGAAGACTGTTATCTCTAATCATCCCGATGTTCAATTCTGGGTATATACACGAGTTAAGTCTGCAGCCTTAATCCTTAAGGATATTTCTAACTTATCACTTTACTATTCTACCGACGATGAGAATAAAGATATTGCTCATGACTTAAAACTTAATCAAGGTATCCGCCTTGCTTATCTAGGAAAGACATTCGCCGTCACCGAAAGCACCATGAAAGAATTAACGGGCAAGCCTGGCGCTAAATGTCCTGAAAATAATAAAAGCATTCCGCTTATTTCTAGCAATGGTTCTGCATGTGTGTCATGCGGCTTATGTGTTTATGGTAAAGCAGATATTAGATTTAGCGCAACTAAAAAATAAGGAGAAATAAAAATGAAATACTTTAGCGCATTAATGGCGACGGTCCTCGGCACGGAAGATGAACGTTCAGATGCAATAAAATATTTAAAAGAAGTGGATCCTGAAGTTTGGGACCAGGAGCGATAAAGGGCCCGCAATACTGCGGGGTTATCCACAGGCTTACGGGTTAATTGTGGATAACCCTGAAATGTGAGAAACTTCACAAAAACTGCGACACGCCGAGGATGGATTAGCAAATGTCGGTGCCATAGTGTAAAATACCATTATTCAACCAACGAAAGGCAACAAATGAAAATCATCAGCCACTCTCTAAACTTCGTCACCGAACTTGACGAAACAAATCCAACCGCACAACGCTTACTTGCGTTACCTGAAAAAGAACAAATCTTTATGCTAGAAGGAATGCTAAAGTCTATTTTACTTCCTAAGATTACTCCAGTTATTGACGAAGTAAATGCGGGTGGCTCTTGGGCTATTCTAAAGGTGGCAGAATAATGCTATCAACTGCAATAGATTTATTAGACGCAACCAAAAACTCTATCTTTGATGAGGATATAATGGGGCTTGCGGGAGAACTGCATACCCGCAGAAATGAACTTAGCGATGAAATCTTTGCTAAGTATCTATATATGTATTCCTCTGCCCTATCTGCAAAAGTAGCCGATAGCATAACTAAGGTATTGCTAACCGAAAAAGAAATGTCAGACCTATGCGCTACAATAGACGAAATGGAAAACCTATCCGAAACTATCCTAGAGGAGAACGAATAATGGGAAGCAATATGGCATATGACTTGGCTAGTAATGACCTACTAGACTTGGACTTGGAAACACAAATTCAAATCCACTTGACTAGTAATCACTATCCACCCGTTCCAGTATCTATGGTCGAACCTTGTATAGATGCTATTGACGCATACTATGATGAGGACTATCAAAGATTAATTAAACTGCCCGAAGGCGTATTTTGGAGAGGTCAAGATTCTTGCCCCGCCTCTGCTATCGTAGATGGACACCACCTACACGCTTGGCTTCCCGAAGCTTACTAACGGGATCAAAACCAGGAGTGTGAGGCAACTCACACCCCTGGAATCTCAAATAATAAGATTGGGGTAGATAAATGTCAGACCCCTTTGGTATAATAATCCACCTAACGAAAGGAAATAAATGAACACAACACTAGAAGTAGGTCAAACCTACACAACAACAACAAGCGGTATCACAGGAGTTATCAAGGCGGTTGATAACCACCCTAGCGGAACAAATCGTATCCTGCTTGATGTAAATGGTAAGGAACGCTGGACTAGCGCACCTAACAACTAAATAGAACGAAACAGGGGCAGTTTAGAGAGTGTTCTCGCCCAATGTCGTAAGTAAGAACTCTCACCTTTAGGGGTAAATGTCAGACCCCTATGTTATACTAATCAACCAACCGAAACGAAAGGAAAATAATGTCAAGACAAATCACAGTAAAGGTAGCAACTGCTAAAGTAATTAAAGCACTAGAGGCTCGGCTATCAACACTAGAGAAAGACTATGCTTCACAAGAAGCAAACGAAACAAAGTATCAGAAAGCCCGTGAGAAGTGGCATAAGGAAATCGGCAAGTGGGCGATTGACAATTTCTCTAAGGCAGAAAACATCAGAACAAACTATCGTCAATGGAACAACACTCTTAATGTTGATTTTGACATCATCACAAAAGATACAGCGTTTCCTAAAGAGCCTGAAAAGGACTACGAGCAAATCCATCAGCACACTTATCGTGAGATGAAAGAGGACATCACCAATGCCCTAACAATTCTCAAAATGACAGATGAGGAAACAGTAAATGCTTCTACAATGAAGCAGATTGCCAAGTATCTCTAACTAATGGCAGGGGGCTAGACAAACTCTAGCCCCCAATGCTATAATTTAACTCCCTACTAACAAAGGAATAAAATGAAAAATCGTTATAGAATAGAAATCTATGATGAAGTAAAGGCTAATGATTTAACTCTTTACTCAGAACAAGGCGTTGATAAGCAATATCTAACTGAACTAGTCTTCTCTAACATGCGCCGATTTAATGGAAACATCAAGGCGTTTGTATATGATAGTCTTAAAAAGAAAAAGACTACAGCGTTAATGATACCAATGGACGTAATTCCAAAGCGGACTGAAATAACTAAACTAATCTAAAATTGTTGGGCTGCAGTCAAAGCGTAGTTTTCTTGTTTTTCCCTACGCCAAAGAATGCTCACGATCTCCGACTATCTTTTCGGAGTAGGCATATCTGCTGCAGCTCACAGCCCGCAGATGTGCGGGGTTATCCACAGCCTTACGACAGTTATCCACAATCCCCCAAAAATATGAGATTGATCACACTAGACAATTAGGACATATGCCAAGTTTATCTTGTGCTTGTCAGTCCCGTCTGCTATAATTGCCAAACTAACCAATCGAAAGGAAAAAATCCATGGCTCATAATCTAGAAACCAATGGTAGCGAAGTTGCATTTGCTCTTCGTGGTGCACCCGCATGGCATAATCTTGCCAATCGTATCTTCAATCAAGATGAAGATGTGACTACACAAACAATGCTTGAAGAAGCAAAGTTATCTAATTGGAATGTTCGTCTCTCTCCAATTACCGATTATATCTCATCAGAGTGGAATGACGTATCAGAATCCCACCTTGTATTGCGTGACAATCCATTCAACGGCGAAACCGATGTTCTCGCTACTGTTGGTAAGCGTTACAAAGTTGTGCAGAATGAAGAATTGTTTGCGTTTGCAGATAATATTCATGACGCAGACCCTAATTGCCGTTGGGAATCTGCTGGCTCTCTTAAGAAGGGCAAAGTTGTGTTTGGAACTGTTGATATTCCTCGCACAATGGTGCTTGACCCACAAGGTGCCAATGACCAAACAAAGTTATATTTAATTGTTTGGACATCACACGATGGCTCAGTTGCTGTTCAGGCAGCGATTACACCTGTTCGTGTAGTTTGCCAAAACACTCTTAATCTTGCAATGCGTAATGCAAAGCAATCATTCAAGATTCGTCACACACAATCTGTTGAAGGACGAATTCAAGTTGCTCGTGAAACTCTTGGGCTTGCTCTTGGGTATTTCGATGAGTTTGAGAAGGAAGCGCAGGAACTCTTTAACCAAGAGATTACCGATGTTGAATTCTCAAAGTTGATTCGCTCAATTTATCCTAAGCCTGATGTTGATAACAAATCAACAATTAAGCGTTGGGAAAATAAGGTTGTTCTAATCGATGACCTTTATCATAACTCACCAACTAACGCTAATATTAAAGGCACAAAGTGGGGTGCGTTTAATGCGCTTACCGAACGCCTTGACTATTTCCGTTCTGGTCGTGGTAATTCCGAAACCCTAATGGCGGGTGCAAGTGGTTTTGACCCAATCTTAACCGCAGAAAAAAATAAAATTCTTAAGATGGTTAAATCCTTCTAAAGAAAAAATCCTGAGCAAGATTTAAAACTGCTCACCATTTGGTCCATTAGCTCAGTTGGTTAGAGCGCTACCCTGTCACGGTAGAGGTCGACGGTTCAAGTCCGTTATGGATCGCAAAGGGCCCGCAGAGCTAAGGGGGGATTTTTTGTGTTACGACACGTAAAAAAAATCCCTGGAAATCCTTGTAAATGTCAGTGGGGTCCTGTACAATAGCGTCATGTTCAAATCATATTGGTATGTATGTCACTCATGCGATGCATCTATTGAGATTGTATCTAAGGGAATACATTTTCGGGACCCGTCCTGTAATTGTAGTGACCCAAGTGTTGTGTGGTGTCAGACCAATGTGGTAGAATCAGACCCTACAGAAACGGAAGGAAATAAAATGGAAGAGACAAGCACAGTAACGGTGCCCGATACATATAACCCAAATCTATTGGTAACCTATAAAGTTATCCGTGGATACTCTGATGCAGAATATGCAACAGATAAAGTAGTTAACCTTGAATGGGAACTACACAATGGACGTGAACGTCAAAAGCAAAACGGTTTACTTAACTCTAAGATTGATTCAGTTAAAGATATCATTCTTGAGGCATATGCTGACTCACAAGACCAAGATACTTTACGTGCAATCGCCGAGGCTCTTGATATTGAGTTGACTAAGACTGTTCAGTTTACTGCATCTGTTGAAGTAACTGGAACTATTGAAGTTAACTTACTCGACCCATATGATTATGATATCGAGGATGAAGTTACAGATGCGCTCTTTGCTGATTCAAACAACGGCAACATCGAAGTTGTCGACCAAGAAGTATGCAACGTTAGGGAAGCCTAATGTATTTTGAGTTGACTGCTCCTGATAGGCTCTCCATGGAGAGGGCCTATTGGGATGCTCAAGTAATGGGTCTTGACCCGCAGGCAATTTCAGCATTGACATTCAACATTGGAACTGGTAGTATTGAGAAAGTAAGTAAGATTCGTGACAAACACAATCTTATCGAATCTTATGTTTCGGAATACGAGCCAACAGGATACACAGGGAGATAAAATGGATTACCAAGATGGTTTTGAGGACGGAGTAAAATTTACTCGTGAAGTAATTGTTGCAAACATTCGTGTTTGGGCTGAGACTTCAGATGATGGTCAAGTTTATGATGAGATTGCTGACCGCATTGAATTTGGAACCGTTGACTATGACATCTGAGGATCTAACTAGATGGATCGGCTGTGATCAATGTGGTACAGCTCAAGCTATGTATCTAATTAAACTAGTAGACGGTGAGCTATATTTCTGTGGCCACCACTACAATAAAAACAAAGAGGCCCTTGACAAGGTCTCCTTTGAAATGATAGAATTGAATAAAACCGAAGAAGTACCTCAACTAGAAAAGGCGGAAATATAATGGGAGATAGAGCAAACTTTGGATTCGTCCAACCTAACGGTAACACAATTGTGCTATACGGACACTGGGCTGGACATAACATGCTAGCAAACCTAGCAGAGGCAGTGTTTAAAGCACGTCCACGTTGGAATGACCCTTCATATGCTACACGTATCACAATCAGTCAAATGGTTGCGGACCAGTGGAATATGGAAACAGGCTGGGGTCTATACGTTAATGAGATTGGCGACAATGAGCACAAGGTTGCCATTATCGACTTTGAGCAACAGACATTTAGTCTTCATGAAGAGGCTCCACGCAATGACTTGGATAACAAGGTAAATGGGATGAGCAATGACGCCATCTTTACCATGGACCTCAGCAACTTTGTTGAGAAGTATGCCGATGTTGTCATCTCAGTTTAGTTAACTAGTTTATGATATAATATGAATAGGTCCTAGTGGGCCTCTTTATATAATAAAGGTGCGGCTACCAGGGACTCCCCTAGTCGCTAAGTAAAGCAGCGTTTACTAAATTCCTTTCGTTTCTGCTAGCAGCCTTTATTCTTAAATCCCCCAGGTTTCGGGTCTTGGGGGATTTTTCTTTGCCCGCAACAGCTGAGGGTATAAATTCTCTCTTACGGAGAGATCAATAAATTCCTGGATATTTTAGCATATCTTTATCTTATCAAACGATCAAATGTGGTGTAAGACACACCAAATATGATAGACATATGTCAGTGGCGTGTTATATAATTAGGACCTATCGAAAGGAATATAATGCCAAATTGGGTATATAACACTTTGACCATACAAGGTCCAAAGGATGAAGTTGATATGATTAAGGATAGACTTAATAAGCCATTTACATTAGCACAAGAGACATATGGTATGGGTGATATTAATGCCCATGGGTTCCCCACCAAAATTAAAGAGGTTACTTATAGTAATCCTGTTTTTGCTTTCTTTAATATCCACTCATATAAGGATGAAGGTATTACTGATGAAGAGTATGCCTGCCAGCCTGACCGTTCAGGTTTAGATATGAATGACCCTGATTGGTTCCGCAAATCTGTTGAGTTTGCTAAAACTCAGAAGGATTGGTATTCATGGAATAATTCTAATTGGGGAACCAAATGGGATGTTGCTGTATCAGATGATGACAAATATCCTAATACAGAATTGCTTGAAGAAAAATCAGAAGGTGATGACAACTGGGTTGTATATAAATATGAGACTGCTTGGTCACCTGCTGTAACTATCTTAACTAAACTAAGTAATCTTGTTCCTAATTCCCTTCTCACATTAGAGTTTGAGGAAGAGACAGGTTGGGGTGGGGAATATGAGATTGTTCGTGGCGAAGTAAAAGAATTGGCAGAATGGGAAAATCGTTGCTATGCTTGCCAGTCTTTTGATTGTGTTGAGTATTGTGAGAATGACTGCGGTGAATTCTGCTCAGAATGTAATTATGGTTCTTGGCAGGATGAAGAGGCTATGAAAGAATGTCAGACCCACATGGTACTATTGGATACTACAGAAAAGGCGGAAGTATGAGTTTCTTAGAGAATGAAAACCAAATGGTGATTGACGCAGAGTATTCTTATATTGGTGAACAACTGGTAGAAGATTGGGTTAATTCTAATTTAGATGAAGGTCAACTATATGCAGACTATTGTTTTGCCGATATGGCAGAAAGCAATTATCTTAAAGGTAGGTTCAATCAGTTTTATGATTTGAAACCAGGGGACCAATACTACATAGAATGGGATGAGGAAGCATAATGCTAGGTTATACCAAAGAAGATTTAGATCAAATGAGTAATGCCGTCCATGACGCAAAGCTTTTCTATATTAGAAATTCTGATGTGGAGCAAGTAGACGAAGACCCTTTAGTTGAAGGTTTGTTAAAAGCAAATGATTTCCTACAGGGCCTATGGGCGGAGGGTTACTTTGACTAAGTCATCTAGATTCATAGAGTATATGAAGATACATCTAATTAGTCTTAACCAGGACTTAGAGGGTGATTACAATGTTCAATCTAAAATTAATATCCAGGGACAAATTATGGCAACCGAACATTTATTGTCAGTGGCTACTGATATAATGAATGCTTCTAACGAAAGGGTATATGAATGAGACATACTGAACTTCCCGTCCATTTACAACGAATGGTAGACGCAGAGGTAACGGGCCTAGACATCATGCATGGGGAACTAAAGAACCTCATGCTTCTTGGAGAAAAGGAATTAGAGCGGACCCTGATAGAAGAACAACGGTCAGGTGAAGCAATGGATTCTATGGAGAGGACCTATGCAGAAGGATATCTAGACGCATTAGTGTCCCTGTATAAACTAACATACGACCTATCATTTGCGATTGGAGCACGGAATGAAGCCTGAAGACAAAGATAAACTAAACGAATGTTTAAAAATTCTAGACACAACGGACCTAGGCCTATCCTTAGTTTGGCTATGGACTTGGTCTACCATTAACAACATCTTTGAGGATGAGACCTACAAGCAGAACTGCACCATAGATGAGATGTGGAACCACCTCTGTGAGGCTGTAGAGGCGGGCCAAGGCTTCTCTCTGGAGTACGGGGCGGAACAGCACAACGATGACGTCCTTGACTGGATGTTAAGCCGTGACTACATTGTGGACACAATGTTTGAAGAAGAAGAGGAGGACGAAGATGAAGATGAGTGATACATATATCAATGATCAATTAAGCAGAGCCCAAGAACTATTGTGGGGTGGCAGCGAAACTGAAAATATAGAAGCACATAACATCATCTCTAAACTAATTAGAGATAGGGTAGAACAAACAGAAGGGCAATAATCATGTCATACGAGCCAAGCTTAGAAATCCTGGAAGTTAATTACTCCTGTTCCCCTGGAGGTGTGGATACATTTGAGGTGTATGATAAATCTGAGATAGAGCCTGTTCAGATCCCAATATTTGAGACAGAGTCCTTGACAGAAGCAGTACAATTTTGTTATAATCTAGGTAAGGATTTCATTGTCCGAACGTTTGCTGAGTGGGAGGAACGGGAGTTAATGAATGCCTAGATATAGAGTATTCGGAACCAAATATCAAAACTATTATACACATGTCTCTGCTGCGGATGAATATGCTGCAGCGGAGGCTGCAAATGCCTATCCAAGTACAGAGTGGTTTGAAGTTACAACAGATGATGTCATTGAAGCAACTGACGTATTCTTAGATGAACAAACGATAACATATGATGACGAATCTTTAATTGAAGATACGCCTGAAGATATGGAACATCACCCAGGGTTTGACAAAATAGTTATATCCTAAATTACAACTAAATATATAGGGGCCAAAAGCTGGTCTTACGGGGGTATTTACAAAACCCCTGGTTTCTGATAGAATACATATGATCACGAAAGGATCTAATACCATGTCAACAAAGAGAGAATATCTAAAGACCCAAGGAATCACCGTCGGCCTCCGTGGCCGTTTTTCATCAGCTGCAGTTAAAGCTATCTCTGAGGCGGAAGCTCAGGGGATCAAGTTCGAAGCTGAGAAGAAGCAAGCAAAGAAGTAAAGCTAGGGGAGGTCAGTATGTGGGTATTGACCTCCCTAACATTTTTTGATATAATTCAAGGTTACTAACAAAGGCGGAGATATGCAAAGCAAAGAACATAAAATAGGAGAACTACTAGCAAATTCAGTAGAAGACCATTTCTTCAATCCTGCCGCTTTAGGCAGATACCTAGCAGAACAGCCAACCTACACCTTAGACCGCATTATGGAAATTGTGGCATGGGTTGTAGAGAAGCAAGCAAGACGATATGAGCGGGAATACCACAATGGCGGAACTGTATCAGAAGGTCTTGCCCTAGCATATAAGTTAGACCAAGTAATCGATAAGATTAAACTAAAGAACAACTTCGACAATATCAAACTACCATGAAGTCAATAGGGGATAAGCAGCGCAAGCCTAAGATGTGGGCAGATTCCCATGGTAGAGATATCAACTATGCCCTACGGACCTTCAGGAAGGCTAAGAAGGCAGAGAAAGCTCAAAAGCTAGCTGAACAGGAGCGATTCAACTCCCTATGTTCAGAGGTGGTGGTAACAAAGATCGAACCTACTATGTCCCATTTATTAAATGATCGGCTGGAGCGGCAGAAGAAGAGATCCCTTGTAACCAATAGGAAACATAGTAACGTATAACTAATCTAATATATCCATAGCCCAAGATATCCACAGGTTTATCCACAGCCTGTGGATTTTTTGTGTATAAACATATGGGCCATATTTCGCATTTACGACGAGCTATAAAAAATCCCTGAAAATATTTAATAAACGTATGTCAATCTTATCAAACGTATATATAATCTCAGATAATGAGATACATATGGATCAGAATCTGTCAAAATTGTGGGCAAAATTTGTCGTTTACGACGACATATAAAATGCCCCTGAAGCCTTGACAATATGGGCCGAATATGCTATTTACGAGGCTATAGACAAAATCCCTCAAATATGGTATGCATATGGGTCTATGTGGAGCAAAATGGATTACGATGGAGTAAAATGGAGGGCTGTCCAATTACTCATATAATAGATTAGATATATATTAGTAGTATTAGCTATCAAATTAGTAGTCTATATATCTGTGGATCATCTCTAGATATGGCTTTAAAAGGCCATAGGAGGCTATTAGAGACATCTTTATGGACGGGGGGATATTGGGGGTAGAGGACTCTCTAGTCTAAATTGTCTGTAGGCAAGTATGCCTTGCATCTGACACAATAGACGTAACCTAGTCCTGTATACTGGTCGTATTGGATATCTAAGGAGTCTATGCTTAGTCTAAATAGCTTATGTCCTTTGATCTTACATATGAGTATATTGGTTAAATTGGTCATTCTTCTTGCTTCCCCGCCTTGTTATTGTATATCTTCTTGAATATGCGGATCATGGCTATTGTCGATATTGTGATACCAATGAGTAACAACCATCTGTCAGAATAATCATATGGTAGCCAACATTCCCCGCCTGTAAAGCATTTTGGATCTCTTCCCAATATCTCGCCTATCATCTATTTGGTCCCATAAATGGAGTAATTGGATTCCAATCATCATCATCTGACCATTTGCCAGTTGAGTATCCTATCTCTTTTTCTTCTGGCTCATTCTCTAAATAAAACTCTAGGTTATCTAATATGCCCATTACTTCCCCCTACTCATGAAGAATATCATCATTCATCCACAGCTCCCCATGTATAATACTGTATCTTAATTGTAGTCGACTAGAATTACATTTAAGACATTTAGGCTCAAAGTCTATCTCTCTGGATATCTCTATGTAGAGTTCAGATTTACACTTGCATATGAAGCTATATGTGTAATCCATTAGATAGGTTGTTCATCAGCCTCTCTGAGCCATTGATCTTCCCATAAGCCCATAAGAGACTTATTACCAATGTCATCAAAATAGTACCGCTTCTTATCCTTATTATATGTCCATCCATACCAAGTGTCACCCTCTGACCAAGTTAGATTAGTTGAGTTTTCTTTCTCAGCCTCCCACATGGATCTATCTATGGACTGATATAGCCTTACCTCATCAAAGATTGCTTTTCTTAATGGATCCCACCTGAATATGCGATTAACTAACCAATCAATCATATGCCGTTCTCCTCCATATACTTTAGACGTTCTTCGTACTTTTCCCAATATGGAACCCCATCTTTATCATGGTCATTCCACTCTTCCCCGCTCATATCTATATCTTTTAACATCTCTTCTATAACCAATTTAAGACGCATTGACCTGTCAAGGTCTGGATTCGTCATGGGGTCTTCTCTTTCCGCCGCACTTTTCGCTTCACTATTCTTCATCGTCAA